CGCCCTCACCAACCACCAACCCAACGACCCAACGACCGAGGAACCGACCCATGGCTAACCTGAACGGCTTCGACGCCAACCAAGTGGAACCGACCGGCGACTTCGACCCGGTCCCGGCCGGCAAGTATCTGGCCGTCTTCGCTGACAGCGAGAACGCGATGCTGCAGAAGTCTCCCTTCGCATGACCGGCACCGAGGGGATGAAATCGGACAATCCGTCCCTCGTGCTGTAGTGCCGGGCGTAGTGACAAGGGACATCGAGCCGCATCAATATGCACTCATGTACACTTTCGATATTATTGGCGGAACGTCAGAGGGATTGACGCAACCTTTTGAACACAACAACCTGACACTGTTCGGCATCAGGTTGCAACGATTAGCTTCAGTGCCCCCTCTCGGGCTCGAAACGAGGACCCGATGATTACGGCTCAGATAGATCCGATTTAATAGCCTTTCACTTGTTTGCCGGAATCGATATGCCGCGTTCGGGTATCTGAGCTCGCAATTCATGAACGTATGATTGGAGCCTCTTTTCAGCAGCTATAAATATTTCGCGCTCTCCCAAAACAACCCCTTTTGTACCAATGATACTTATAGCCTTACACCCCTTCATGAGTTCCGTCTCTGCCAAACGAGAAAGCCGAGTCAACGCATCAGATCGATCGACACGTTTTTGAGCGATGGTACGCAACTCCGATAGCTTGAAAGGAAGTGGGGAAAGCTCGCTTGAACGATTCTGCATATCTGCAAGTTGAACTACTGCCCAAGGAGTACCTTTCGGAAACATTCGACGGCCGGGCAACATCTTGCCTGGCACAATTCGATTGAGCAGTTCTGCCGTGTAAGCATTAATCCCTACCAAAACTATATAATCATGATCTAACACACTTGCGGCTGTAGGGCAATAGGTGATTGGTACCATCAGATTGGACGTCGTGTTTCGCAGCTCCTCTTCGATTAGAGAAGGTTTCGTGTACTGTATAATCGCGGCCAATACGCTTTCGGCGACGTCGGCGCGATTCATAGAAGAGGCGCTGTCCACAATTTCTTGAAGGATACCAAACCGGCTTTCAATTTCCTCCATAGAGCGAGCCTCGCGGATTTGAACGAGCAAGGGCTCTACAGCTTCTGCACCCAGAGAGAAAAGTAATGGTCGATAGGAGACCGGCCGAGTAGTGGGATGCGCCTGCAAGTTCTCCACAATCTTGCGACTAAACGGGCGTAGCTTACTGGGGGGAGCGTTCACAAGCGTGCTCGCCGCTTTTTCTCGCTTTTCGAAATCGTTCAGCCCCAGTTCGATAACCAGTTGGTTGATCCGAGGCTCCGTCCAATCAATTGCTTCACGACCGTCGCCCTGCGTGTCAGTCGATGGAGTTGCGATCTTTTGCATCGATGGGACGCTCACCGTTTTCTTGCTAATCGTCGGCTTCGCAGTTTCGACTATCTGCTGTAGTTGTTGCTCTGCAATCGGCTGCTTGGCAACGGGATGTTGAACAACCCCTGCGGGTAGTTCGGATCGAAGCTGCAGTTGTTGCTCTGCAATCGGCTGCTTGGCAACGGGACGTTCCGCGCGACAGCCAAGAACTAAACAGGTCAGAGCGACGCCGCAAACCAGATGATTCCAGCGTGGGATTGATTTCCAAGAATAGGTTGCCATGCTTCTTTTCCGTGTACAGTGGATCGAACGAAACCTCACGGTAAATTATATCCAATCGGATCAAGAATAGGAACAGACTCGCTGCACAATAGTGAGTGGTGGGATCGGGGAGTGGTCGTGCGGTCCCCCGAGGTTCGGCCCCTCGCCTCATTCCATCAGCGGGTACTTTTCGGACAGCGGATGAATGTCGGGAGGCATCGTCGTCTCCCCCACAAGGACCTGGCCGTTTGGAACCGGAACGCTCAGCGCTTCCACGGCGGGGTGCCGTTGGCCGACGGCCTGGCCGGCTTGACGGGCGGCGTCTCGGCCGAGGCGGTCCTGGGCGAGTAGCCCTTGACCTCGTTGGTCACCTCGCCGGTGTCGTCCCGCATTCTTGCACTTGACGTGGATCACCAGCGGCAGGTCGTGCAGTTCGACCGAGTCTTTCGGGGCCAGCACGCCGACCGCCCGACAGATGGCCGACAGTTCCGCCTTTGCGATGGCGACCGCCGTCGCGTTCGGGTTGTCGAGGTTGAGCCGCGCCCAGAGCAGCCGCCCCTTGTGCGGGCCGTCGAGGATCTCGAACGTGAGTTGCAGGTAGCTGCCGGTGCCGTCCTTGTTCGGCTTCATCTTCGACTCGGTGATCGTCCGGCTCGTGCCGCACCCCGACCAGGGGCCGGCCGGGACCGAGGAGCCACCCGAAGCGCCGGCCGACGTGACCGGTGGCGCGAAGCCACGCACCTGTCTCAAGTGCAGCAAGCTCTTTCCCTCGGCCGGGCCGGGCAATCGCATCTGCCCGCCCTGTAGCCGCGACAACGCCCGGCTGCGGCTGAGCGAGCCGGAGGTGCAGCGGCAGCGCGGGGCGAAGCGCCGCAACGGGGAGGCCCTCTCGCCGGCCGCACTCGACGGGGACGCCGCATGATGACCCTCCGCGACTACCAGCACGCGGCCGTCGAGGCGGTCTACGACCACCTGCGGACGCGGGACGACAACCCGTGTGTGGTCATCCCCACCGCCGGCGGCAAGACGCCGGTCATCGCCACGATCTGCAAGGACGCGGTCGGGCGGTGGGGCGGCCGCGTGCTGGTCCTGGCCCATGTCAAGGAACTGCTGGAGCAGGCCGCCGACAAGCTACGGGCCGTCTGCCCCGAGGTGCCGTTCGGCGTCTACTCCGCCGGCCTGAAGCGCAAGGACCGCGCCGAGCCGGTCATCGTCGCCGGCATCCAGTCGGTCTGGAAGCGGGCCTGCGAGTTCGACCCGTTCGATCTGGTGATCGTCGACGAGGCCCACCTCATCCCCCTCGAAGGCGACGGGATGTACCGGCAGTTCCTCGACGACGCCCGGACGGTGAACCCGAACCTCCGCGTCATCGGCTGCACGGCGACGCCGTACCGGCTGAAGTCCGGCAGCATCTGCACGCCGGAGGGGATCCTCAACCACGTCTGCCACGAGGTCGGCGTCCGCGAGTTGATCGTCCGCGGCTACCTGTGCCCGCTGGTGTCCAAGGCCGGGCAGACGCGGTTCGACACGTCGGGCCTGCACGCCCGCGGCGGCGAGTTCGTGGCCGACGAGGTCGAGGACCTGATGAACCAGGAGGCGCTCGTCCGGGCGGCGTGCGCCGAGATCGCCGAGGCGACGCAGTCCCGCAACGCCTGCCTGATCTTCGCCTCGGGCGTCCGGCACGGCCGGCACGTCGCCGAGGTGTTGAAGCAAGACCACGGCATTGCGTGCGGCTTCGTCTGCGGCGACACGCCGACCGAGGAGCGGGACGCGACGCTGGCGCGGTTCAAGGCCGGGGAGTTGAAGTACCTGTGCAACGTCAACGTGCTGACGACCGGGTTCGACGCCCCGCACATCGACTGCGTGGCCCTGCTGCGGCCGACGCTGTCGCCGGGCCTGTACTACCAGATGGTCGGCCGCGGCTTCCGGCTGCACCCGTCGAAGGCCAACTGCCTGGTGCTGGACTTCGGCGGCAACGTGCTGCGGCACGGGCCGGTCGACCGCATCAAGGTCAAGACCGCCAACCGCGACGGCACCGGCGAGGCCCCGGCGAAGGAGTGCCCGGACTGTCACGCGCTGATCCCGGCGGCCTACGCCGCCTGCCCGGAGTGCGGCCACGCGTTCCCGCCGCCCCAGAAGCCGACGCACGACGCCAAGGCTTCCACGGCGGCCGTGCTGTCGGGCCAGGTGACGGTCGAGACGCTCCCGGTGCGGGATGTGATATTCAGCGTCCACACGAAACGCGGCGCGGCCGACGACGCGCCCAAGAGTCTGCGGGTCGATTACAAGATCGGCTGGCACCGCTGGAAGTCGGAGTGGGTCTGCCTGGAGCACGACGGCTACGCCCGGCAGAAGGCGGTGGCGTGGTGGAAGAAGCGGTCGAAGGAGCCGGTGCCGGCGACGGCGGCCGAGGCGGTCGAGATCGCCAACGCCGGCGGTTTGGCTGCGACCAAGTCGATCACCGTGAGGTCGGTCTCCGGCGAGGAATACGACCGCATTACCGACCACGAACTCGGCCCGATCCCGGAGTTGCTGGATCGTGGCGAGGCCCATAACGCCGGCGACACCGAGCCGCTCAGCGACGACGCTCTCGACTTCCCGTTCGGGTACAACGTGACCGCCACTACGGAGGAGGATATCCCGTGGTGAACCCCGACGACCTCCTGGCTGCCGCCCTCCGCTATGCGGAGCGTGGCTATCGCGTCTTCCCGTGCATCCCGGGCACCAAGCACCCGATCACGCAGCACGGGTTCCACGACGCCGTGACGGACGCGGCCCAAATCGAACGCTGGTGGGCGCGGCACCCGCGGGCCAACGTCGGCATTGCCGCCGAGGGGATGCTGGTCGTCGACATCGACGGTGCCGACAACCCCTGGCCCGGTGACCCCGAGCGGGCCGCCGACCTGGCCGGGGCCGGGGCCGTCGCCCTGACGCCGCGGGGTGGTCGCCACTACCTGTTCCGCCGACCCGAGGGCAAGGGCTGGAAGTGCTCGACCGGCCGGTTGGCTTGCGGCGTCGATGTCCGCACCGACGGCGGCTACATCGTGGCCGCACCCTCGGAGATCGAGGAAGGACCGTACCGCTGGGGCGAGGGCCTGGAACTCGACGACCCGCTCGGCCAACTGCCCGACCCACCGACATGGCTGATGGCCGCATTGGACGCGCTGGCCTCACCGGAACGGAACGGGGCGGCCCACGATTCGCCCACGCCCGCCCCCGTCGCGGCCGGCGACGCCAAGGCGAACCCGATCCCGGTCGGGCAACGCAACGCGACCCTGGCCCGCCTGGCGGGGACGATGCGCCGCGTCGGCATGGCCCAACCGGAAATCACCGCCGCACTGCGTGAAACGAACCGCACTCGCTGCCTGCCGCCGCTCGCGGATGCCGAGGTGGACCGCATCGCGGCGAGCATCGCGCGCTATCCGGCTGACGAAGTGTCGGTGGCCTTGGCCGAAAACCACTACGAGCAGATGCAGGCCGAGGTGGAAGACGACGACACGGAGTTGCCGTTCCCCGATCCGGGTCCGGTCTCGGATGAATTACTCCGCGTGCCGGGCTTCATCGACGAGGTCATGCGCTATACGCTCGCCACGGCTCCCTACCCCGAGCCCGTCATGGCGTTCGCCGGGGCGTTGGCACTGCAAGCCCTTTTAGCCGGCCGCAAGGTCCGTGACGGGTTGAACAACCGCACGAACCTCTACATCCTCAGCCTCGCCTTTTCCGGTGTCGGCAAAGACCATCCCCGAAAGGTCAACGCTCGCATCCTGCAAGCGATCGGAATGTCGTCCTGTCTGGGGAACAGCTTCGCCTCGGGTGAAGGGATCGAGGACAGCATGTTCGTCTATCCCGCCTCGCTCTACCAGGTGGATGAAATCGACGGGCTGCTCTTGCGAGTCAGCCGGGCCAAGGACGCCCGCTATGAGGCCATCGTGTCGATGCTGCTCCAACTTTATTCGAGCGCCGACGGCGTCTACACCAAGCGGGCCAAAGCGGGACGAGAGCGCGAGCAAATCGATCAACCGTGCCTGTGCCTGCTGGGAACGGCGGGGCCGAAGCTCTTCTACGAATCCCTCTCGCCCCGAATGATGACCAACGGCTTCCTGGCCCGGATGCTCGTCGTGGAATGTCGCGGCCGCGGTGTCGGCCGCGAAGAGGATGTCGATCGGCCCTTACCCGCATCGATCGTGGAAGCGGCCCGCTGGTGGGCCGACTTCCGGCCCGGTGGCAACCTCGATCAACAGCACCCCAATCCGGTTTGTGTGCCGACCACACCCCAGGCGAGGCGGGCCATCAAGGAGTTCAAAGACGCCATCGACCAGGGGCCATACGCAACGGCCCAGGCCCGGCTCGACGATCCCGGCATGGCATTGTGGTCGAGGGCCGGCGAGAAGGCCCACCGGCTCGCGCTGATCTACGCCTGCAGTGCCGACCGCGAGAACCCGGTGATCACGTTTGAGGCGGCGCAGTGGGCGACGGCGTTCGCCATGCACCAGACCCAGCGGATGGTGCACATGATGCACCGCCATGCCAGCGAGAGCGAGTTCGATGCCAAGCGCAAACGCCTGTTGGACATTCTGGAGCGATGGCGCGCGCTCCACGGCGATGCGTGGATGCCGGGTTACAAGGTGAACCGGCAGTTGCCGTGGTCGATCCGCGAACACGAGGAGGTCCGCGACACGCTCGTTCAGCAGCGGCTCATCGAATATCAGGCTGTTCCGCCCGGACGCAAGGGCGGCCGCCCCGGCATGTGCTACCGCCTTCGCCCCACACCGGAGAACGCCCCATGAGGTTATTGACGTTATTGCACCGGGGGTGCAGCGCGAGAGAACGGGAAACCGCGCGCGAAGGGTTGGGTGCAATAACTGCAATAACTCTCTCTCTTTCTCTTCCCTCCTAACCGACAGAGAACGCCATGACGACTGCCCACGAACCGACCGACTGCTACGAGGACGGCATCTTGCCGGACGGCCATCCGATTCGAGAGCAAGCCGAAAGAGCCTACCGAAGTGCGTATCTGGCTGCAGCGAACCAGGCGGCGTTGTGGGACGAACCGGACATCGAAGCCGTCGAGGCGGCCCGGCACGCCCGCGCGGATGCCCGATTCGCTGCCATCGTCGGGATCGAACAGGGCTGTACCACTACGCGGCCGACCATGCCGTGGCTGCCGCACGCACGCGCGGTCGGCACCACGCGCTGGAGTTCGCGTGCCAGGCGTGGGAACGTGACGACGCCGAACCGCACGACACGCCGACCGTGCTGCAACGGTGGCTCGCGGAGGTGATCCGCTGGGCCGAGGGGCCACGGGATGAAATCTCCCTGCCGCCCAACCCCGACGACGATCGGCCGCGTTCGACAGAACCCGAATAGGTACTTGGAAAGCACGGGATCTCCCGCGACCCGTGCGGGAACAGCGGCGAAACGCATGACAGTTTGTTTCGTGTGTCCGAACACCCCAGGAGCCGACCCGCCATGAAGATCGACCTGTGGAAGATCACCGACGTGACGCCGTACCCCGGCAACCCGCGACTGAACGACGACGCCGTCGATGCGGTGGCCGCCAGCCTGAAGGAATTCGGGTTCCGCCAGCCGATCGTGGTGGACGGCGAGGGCGTCATCGTCTGCGGCCACACCCGCTACAAGGCCGCCCTCAAGCTCGGGCTGGAGAAGGTGCCGGTGCATGTCGCCAAGGACCTGTCGCCCGAGCAGATCCGCGCCTACCGCATTGCCGACAACCAAACCGCGTCGCTGGCGACGTGGGACTACGACTTGCTCCCCATCGAGCTGGCCGGGCTGAAGGAGGCGAACTACGACCTCGGCCTGCTCGGCTTCGACCCGGACGAACTGGCCAAGCTGCTCGACCCGACGCTTCGGGACGGGCTGACCGACCCGGACGACGTGCCCGCACCGCCGGACGCGGCGATCACCCAACCGGGCGACCTGTGGATCCTCGGGAACCATCGCCTGCTCTGCGGCGATTCGAGTTCGCCGGCGGACGTGGATCGGTTGCTCGCGGGCCAGGTCATCCACCTGGTGAATACCGACCCGCCGTACAACGTGAAGGTCGAGCCGCGTAGTAACAACGCCATCGCCGCCGGGCTGTCGAGCTTCCCCGCGACCAAGCAAGGGGCCATCGACGCAGCCGACGCCGGCGGCATGCACCATCAGGGCTTCGACCTCGGCCGCGACAAGACCAAGTCCAAGCCGACCACCAAGAAGCTCCGCCCCAAGGACCGGCCGCTGGCCAACGACTTCGTCTCCGACGAGGAGTTCGACACGCTCTTGGATGCGTGGTTCGGCAACATGGCCCGCGTGCTGGAGCCGGGCCGGGGCTTCACCATCTGGGGCGGCTACGCCAACCTCGGCAACTACCCGCCGTTCCTCAAGAAGCACGGGCTGTACTTCTCGCAGGGGATCGTCTGGGATAAGCAGCACCCCGTGTTGCCCCGCAAGGATTCACAGGGTAGCCGTGTGGAACGGATCGGGTTTAGGTGGGAAAGGGGGAAGGTACGGATGCCGTAACGACCCAGCATTAGCTGTGGGGGCCGCGTGAGCTGGAATTTGGGAAAGCCGCCATGCCTCCGGCGTCTGCTGCAACGGCTGGTTCGGCCTCCGCGACGCATGCGATCTACCGCCGCAACCCCGCGATGCGCGTCCGGAGACGCTCGGCTTCCGGGTGAACATGCCCGAGACGCTCGACGAGTTGCTCCAACACGCCGGCAGCCTGCTCTCGGTTGCCGTCCCTTTCGAAAGCATCCGCGCGGGCCTCGAACGATCTGATCAGCTCGGTGGTCTCGGCTTTCTTCCGGGCCAACCGCTCGGCGTACTCCGCGTCCTGCTGTGTGGCTACCGCCGGGACCGTGACCGGCGAGAGGTGACCTGGGGGTTCGGCGATGCTCAGTAGCAGCCCGATCACGCCACTTAACTCAGCGATGGCGAGCATGCCCAAGGGATCGATCCCGAACGGCGTCACGTCCTCAACCCGGATTCTGGCCGGAGGACCCGCCAGCCAAAGGACGACCAACACAGAGGCCAACACATAGGCCGGATACAGCAGCGGCAGCAGAAGCAGCGCGCCGACCGCCCACGCAGCCCGGTAGCCAACGTTCGCCCGGCCACTCGCCGCCGCCCCTCTCGGCGTCAAGGTCTTCCATCCGGTGACTGCTGCCAGCAAGCCTAACGGCACCACGGCCGCGGTGCCCAGCGTGACCGTGCAAACGGCGAGCATGTACCAGCCATTCCGGCTGAGTAGCAGCCGCACCGGATCGATCGATCCGGCGATGACAAACGCTGGAGTGAGCAAGATGAGCGCCATACCCACGCGACGAACGCTCATAACAATCATACGCTCCGCCCTCTGTTGCCGAACTGGTGATTAGACCGATCGGCGCCAGTCTGTCTATCACCGCGCCGGTCACGTTGTTTCGGGGCACCAGTCTGTCTATCACCGCGTCGGTCACGTTATTTCGGGGTGCCCGGTCTGCCTATGACGGTTCAGTGGCTTGCCCGTGCCTGCGACCGTCCTCCCCCGAAAACTTGCCGCAAATCACCTCCCATTTGACAAGCCCCGCAACCGGCGGTCAAGAGAGCAGCGCAAGCGGGGCCATTTTTTCCTTGACAGCGGTGCCTGTTTATGTGTGCGAAAGCACACTACGCCATATTTTCGGGATTTGCGTGGGGCGGCGGAGCCGACGACCGCCCAACTGGTGTCCTGGGTGCGGGCCTACATCTTGTTCCACGGCAAGAGGCACTCGCGCGAACTGGGACGGCCCGCCGTGCGCCGGTTTCTGGAGCACGTGGTTCGGACCGAGAAGCAGCCACTGCCGGCGCTGGTGGCAACGTGGCCCCAGTGGATCGGGTGGTCGTCGTTGCCGGGCGCGGGCATGTCCTGCAGCAGGTCGGCGATCCGGTCGAGCAGGTCGCGGGCGACCAGGTGCGAGTTCTCGTAGGCGGCCTCGGCGGTCAGCTTCGGCTTCGGGGTCTTGCGGGGTTCCATGTTCGGGCCTCCGGTGGTGATGTTCGCGTGTTCATCGACGCGCTGTCACAGTTACCTCCGGTTCGCCGCACAGGGAAGCGCAGAAGGCGAGGATTCCGGCTGGTTTTTCAGGGGTTTCCGCGATGAGCGACGCACGCGACGACACGCCCGCCGCCGGCGGCCTGAACCCGAACGCGCTGTCGGTGGCGAACGCCGCCCGGCTGCTCTCGAAGGTGGGCGGCGAGCGGGTGACGGAGGAGATGATCCGGGCCGACTTGGCGGCGGGCGCGCCGGCGAACACGGACGGGACGATCAACCTGGTGTATTACGCGGCGACTGCGACCGAGCGAGCTCTGCCGCCTGCTCAACTCGACCCCGCTGGGCGAGGTGATCAGCGAGCGGCAGTTGTACCGCCATTGCACCCGCGCCGGTCTGCGGATCGGCGACGCCCGCCATGTCGATCTGTTGCGGTACGTCGCCTGGCTGGTGAGCACCCGCCACGCGCCGCGGGCCGAACCGGTCGTCGATCCCTACGAGGCGGTCAAGGAGCGGTCCCGTGCCCGCAACCTGGCGTTGTCGCTGGCCGGCCGCGACATCGGCGAACTGCCCGATGTGGTCAATCCGCCCCGCAAGGCGCGGGCGGCGGGCGACTTCCGCTTCTTCTGCGACAGCTACTTCCCGCTGACGTTCCATCTGCCCTGGTCGCGGGACCACCTGCAGGTCATCGCCCGCATCGAGCAGGCGGTGCTGCGCGGCGGGCTGTTCGCGATGGCCATGCCGCGCGGGTCGGGCAAGTCCACGATCAGCGAGTGCGCCTGCATCTGGGCGGTGCTGTACGGGCACCGCGAGTTCGTCTGCCTGATCGGCTCGGACGAGGGGCACGCGATGGACATGCTCGACGCCATCAAGATGGAGCTCGACGGCAACGATCTCTTGCTGGCCGACTTCCCCGAGGCGGTCTACCCGATCCAGGCCCTCGACGGGATCGCCAACCGCTGCAACGGCCAGCTCTACAAGGGCGAGCGGACGCACATCGGCTGGACAGCCCGCGAGGTGGTGTTGCCGACACTCAAGCCCGACGGCTGGCACCAGCGCGAGGACCTCTGCCCGTTCGTCCGCGACGACGGCACGTCGAAGGCCTCGGGCGCGATCATCAAGGTGGCCGGCATCACCGGCCGCATCCGGGGCATGAAGTACAAGCGGGCCGACGGCCGCACCGTCCGGCCCACGCTCGTCGTCCTCGACGATCCGCAGACGGACGAGAGTGCCCGGTCACTGTCACAGTGTGCCACCCGCGAGAGCATCCTCGCGGGCGCGGTGCTGGGGCTGTCGGGGCCCGGTACCAAGATCTCGGGCATCATGCCCTGTACGGTCATCCGCCCCGGCGACATGGCCGACGCCATTCTCGACCGCGACCGGCACCCCGAGTGGAACGGCCAGCGGACCAAGCTCGTCTACGCGTTCCCGACCGACGAGGCCCTGTGGAAGCGGTACGCCGAGGTCCGGGCCGAGAGCCTGCGGCAGGGCAACGGCGGCGAGGAGGCGACCGCGTTCTACCGGGACCACCGGGCGGCGATGGACGAAGGCGCGGTCGTCGCCTGGCCGGAGCGGTTCAACCACGACGAGTTGTCCGCCGTCCAGCACGCCATGAATCTGCGTCTGCAGGACGAGGCCGCGTTCTTCGCGGAGTACCAGAACGAGCCGCTGCCGGCCGAGACGGCCAGCGACGACGAACTGACCGTCGAGCGGATCGCCGGCAAGCTCAACCGGATGAAGCGCGGGGAGGTGCCGGTCGGCGTCAACCACGTCACCGCCTTCATCGACGTGCAGGGGAACCTGTTGTACTGGGTCGTGGCCGGGTGGGAGGACGACTTCACCGGCTACGTCCTCGACTACGGGGCGTACCCGGACCAGAAGCGGCCGTACTTCACGCTCCGCGACGCCCGCCCCACCCTCACTGGGATCCTGCCCGGCGGCGGGGTCGAGGCGGCGATCTACGCGGGGCTGGAGACGCTCACGGGCCAGATCCTCGGCCGGGCCTGGCGGCGGGACGACGGCGCGGACCTGCGGGTCGAACGCTGCCTGATCGACGCCAACTGGGGATCTTCGACGGACGTGGTCTACCAGTTCTGCCGGCAGTCGGCCCACGCCGGGGTGGTGCTGCCCAGCCACGGCCGGTTTGTCGGCGCATCCTCGCAGCCGTTCAGCGAGTACAAGCGGCGGCCGGGCGACCGCGTCGGGTTCAACTGGCGGATGCCGAACGTGCAGGGCAAGCGGGCGGTGCGGCACGCCCTCTTCGACACCAACTACTGGAAGAGCTTCGTCCACGCCCGGCTGGCCGTGCCGATGGGCGAGCGCGGCTGCCTGTCGCTCTTCGGCGACAAGCCCGAGACGCACCGCCTCTTCGCCGAGCACGTCACCGCCGAGTACCGGGTCCGCACCGAGGGCCGGGGCCGGACAGTCGATGAGTGGAAGATCCGCCCGGAGCGGAGCGACAACCACTGGCTCGACGGCGTCGTCGGTTGCGCCGTGGCCGCTTCGATACAGGGGGCCATTCTGCCCGGCACCGGGGGCCGCGAGCCGGCCAAACGCGGTCGCGTCAGCTTCGCCGAACTCCAGCGGAGGAATCGGCGATGAACCCGCATCGGAGCGAACCGCAGTCTGACCAGATCGAGCGCGGCCTGCGCTGTCGGAAATGCGGCTGCGGTCACTTCCGCGTCGTCTACACCCGCCGGGCGGCCGGCGGCCGCATCGTCCGCCGACGCGAGTGCCGCCACTGCGGCACCCGGCTGACGACCTGGGAACGGATCGCCGGCACGCCCCGCGATTCGTAGCCTCCGCACCCACCGAGACCCCTCCCTGTCTACCGGTGGACCGTCTTCCACATTTTTCGGCCGCGTTGCGTCAACTCGACAACGGATTGGAAAGCTCTTCTGTAGAGGGGCGGCGAGCCGCCTCACGCGGGAGGACGCACGCATGCCGGACGAGCTCGACGACGCCATCGAACAGAACGCGAAGGGGCCGGCCAAGGCGTCGGGCGACGCCGGCTCGGTCGAGCAGCACAAGCTCGCCGAGCAGATCGAGGCCGACCGCTACCTCGCGTCCAAAGACGCTGCCAAGAAACCGAATCGCGGCCTGCGCTTCAACAAGATCGTCCCGCCGGGGGCCGACTGAATGTTCCGCTGGCTGGCCAACCTCTGGGGCACAACGCTGCCGCCGCGAACCGGTCGCGGCCGGGTCGTCCGCGTCGTGCGCGGCCGCTACGACGCGGCAACGACCACCGACGACAACCGCCGCCACTGGGCCAACGCCGACGGGCTTTCCGCCAACCAGGCCAACAGCGCCGAGGTGCGGCGGGTCCTGCGGAATCGTGCCCGCTACGAGACGGCCAACAACAGCTACGCCAAGGGGATCGTCCTCACGCTGGCCAACGACGTCGTCGGCACCGGCCCCCGCCTGCAACTGCTCACCGAGGACGGCGAGGCCAACACCCGCATCGAGCGCGAGTTCACGGCCTGGGCCAAGGCGGTCGGCCTGCCCGAGAAGCTCCGCACGCTGCGGATGGCCCGGGCCACCGACGGCGAGGCCTTCGCCGTGCTCACCAGCAACCCGCGCCTGCCGACGCCGGTGCAACTCGACCTGCGTCTGATCGAGGCCGACCGCGTCGGCACGCCCGACCTCAACGCCGCCGCGGCGAACGCGGTGGACGGGATCGTCTTCGACGCGGCGGGCAACCCGGTCGAGTACCACGTCCTCAAGGACCACCCCGGCGAGGGCTACCGGGCCGTGCGCGAGTACGACCGCCTGCCCGCCGAGGCGGTGCTGCACTGGTTCCGCTGCGACCGTCCCGGCCAGGCGCGGGGCGTGCCCGACCTGCTGCCGGCGTTGCCGCTGTTCGCCCAACTGCGGCGGTTCACCCTGGCCGTGATCGCCGCCGCCGAGACGGCCGCCGACTTCGCCGGCATCCTCTACACCGATGCTCCCGCGAGTGGCGAAGCGGATGCGGCGGAACCGTTCGAGCCGATTGAGTTGGAGAAGCGGGCGCTGGTCACCATGCCCGGTGGCTGGAAGATGAGCCAGTTGCAAGCGGAGCAACCCAGCACCGGCTACGCCGAGTTCAAGCACGAGATCCTGAACGAAATCGCCCGCTGCCTGAACATGCCGTTCAACGTCGCGGCGGGAAACTCCTCGGGCTACAACTACGCGTCCGGCCGGCTCGACCACCAGACCTACTTCAAGGCCATCCGCGTCGAACAGGTCCACCTCGAAGCCGTTGTTCTCGATCGCGTCCTCGCGGCGTGGTTCGACGAGGCCGCGCTGATCCCTGGTTTGCTGCCCGACGACCTGGGGCCGTTCGTCCACTGGCCGCACCAGTGGTTCTGGGACGGCCACGAGCACGTCGACCCCGCCAAGGAAGCGACCGCCCAGGCGACCCGCCTGGCCAACCTGACCACCACGCTCGCCGACGAGTACGCCCGCCGCGGCCTCGACTGGGAGGCCCAACTGCGGCAGCGTGCCAAGGAACTGGCCCTCGTCGCCGCGCTCGGGCTGACCCCGGCGCAAGCTCAGCCATCCGCCAACCCCGTAGAGGAGCCCGACGATGCCGTCGCCACGCCGGACGATTGACGACAACCCGCCGCGTCAACTGCGGCTGGAGGCCCCGACCACCCTCGACCTGGAGGCCACCGGCGAGGGCGGCAACACGCTGCCGCGCTTCCGCATGGTCGCCTACACCGGCACGCCGATGCGCGTCGCCGGCTGGCGGCACCCGGTCGTCATCGACCTGGCCGGGCTGTCGATCCCGTCGCAGTCCCGGCCGATCCGCTTCGGCCACGACCCGCTCTCCGGCGTCGGCCACACCGACGCGGTGCGGGTCGAGGACGGGCAACTGGTCGCCACCGGCCTGGTCTCCCGCGACACGCCGGCGGCCCGCGAGGTCGTGACCTCGGCCCGCAACGGCTTCCCGTGGCAGGCCTCGGTCGGGGCGAGCGTCGAGGAGTTCGAGTTCGTCAAGGAGAGCCAGCAGGTGCTGGTCAACGGCCGCACCTTCACCGGCCCCCTGAACGTCGTCCGCAAGGCGACCCTCGGCGAGATCAGCTTCGTCGACCTCGGGGCCGACGGCCGCACCTCGGCCAGCGTCGCCGCCACGCAGAACGCGGACGGGACCGTCACGCCCGAGGACGGCCGCGACGAGGGCGACGCCTTCACCGTGGAGGCGGTGCGGTCCCAGGCCATCGCCGAGACCAACCGCATCACGGCGGTACGGCGGGTCTGCGCCGGGCGGTTTCCGGAGATCGAGGGCCAGGCCATCCGCGACGGCTGGGACGCCATGCGGACCGAGCTGGAGGTGCTGCGGTCCACCCGGCCACGCTCGCCGGGTGTCTGCTCGGGCGACGGCGGCGTCAACGGCGCGGTGTTGGAGGCGGCCTGCCTGTTGACCGCCAAGCTCGACGGCGTCGAACGACTATACCCGGAACAGACGCTCGAACAGGCCTCGCGCCGGTTCCGCGGCGGCATCGGCCTGCAGGAGTTGCTGCTCGAAGCGGCCTGGGCCAACGGCTACACCGGGCGGAACTTCCGCGACCACCGCACCGTGCTGCGCTACGCCTTCGGCCGCGGCATCGAGGCGGCGTTCTCGATGGTGGACGTTGGGGGCATCCTGTCGAACGTCGCCAACAAGTTCCTGCTCGACGGCTTCTTCTCCGTCGAACGCACCTGGCGGAACGTCTGCGCCGTGCGGAACGTGTCGGACTTCAAGACCGTCACCAGCTACCGGCTGATCGGCAAGGACCAGTACGAACTGGTCGCCCCCGGCGGCGAGATCAAGCACGGCACGCTCGGCAACGAGA